CACACGTATAAAAGCTATCAAGGTTAGTCCTACGAACAGTGTTAACATAGTCGTCAAAAGTAACCCAGTTTTTTCTTGCGTGCTGAATACCAGATCTTGTATATAAAACCATACCAGTATTATATACCCTAACTAATCCTTCTTCAGTTAATGGCACGTGCGCATGATAAGCGCTTTTAACTAATTCTGCCCATTGGTTATCCGATTCTGAAGTAATCCTACCAGTAGTAATTGTCCGTTGTTTAGGCTGAAATGGCTCTGTGCAAATACCAATATGATCTGTATCCATGATTTGATCAAACACATTTTCTGTTAATCCGTCTATAGGGAATACGTCAGTATCAGCAAATAGTATTTTATTATACTTATCAAACTCTTTTTCCATAACGGGTTTAAATGCACCATAGTGTGCAGAGTATTGCCCAAAGCGTTTATCCGCAATGTATCCCGGATTGTTTTCAAAAATATAATCTGCACCAATTCGCGCTGCATATTTTTTCATTGCTTCGACGCCCGCGTATACGCTCTCGCGACATATACCATCCCAGTATTGATATATTAGGTTCATGCGTTTCTTCCTAAATAATTTTTATACCATTGATAGAAATTTGCTACACCTTCTTGTATATCAGTAGTAGACTTATATCCTAACTTTTCAATCTTAGTAGTATCTGCCCATGTCTGTTGTGCATCTGCTGGATGAGCATCTGCAAATTCAATAATAGCATCTTTGCCCACATTAGTTTCAATTGCTTTCACAAAATCCATAAGTTGAACTTGTTTCCCATTCCCAATACAATAGATATCCCGCTCAGTCATATTCTGTGATACTAAATTAATACCTTGGACAATATCGTCTACGTATGTAAAGTCACGAAGCATATCTCCGTTATTATAGACTGTAATAGGATTACCCTGCATAATGTTTTTAGTAAAATCAAACAGTGCCATATCAGGTCTTCCATAGGGTCCATACACTGTAAAGAATCGTAATCCTACTACGTTAGGAATTCTAGAAATATTAAACTGATGTTCGTTCGTTGCTTTTGTATATCCATAAGGACTTAAGTGTAAACCAAGCTTTTCTGTTTCATTCCACGGCAGCGGATTACCATGCATAACACATGACGTAGAAGCGTAAATAGCATTTTGCACGTTATACTTTTCACATGCGTTAATAACATTCTGTGTATTAACGACGTTGTTCTGAATGTATTCTAAAGGTTGATCCATTGATACTCTTACGCCCGCACTTGCTGCAAGGTGAAGAACTAAGTCAGGCTTTATGCTGCCAATATGCTTATCAATTCCATCTTGAATATCATAGTTACCTACTTTAATACCACAGGCACTAAGAATATGTTCGCGATGTCTTTTTAAAGCAGGATCATAATAGTCGTTAAAGTTATCACAACCATTTACAGTATATCCTTGCTTGTGGAATTTAATTGCGGTATGAAAGCCAATAAAGCCTGCAATTCCCGTAATAAAAACATTCATATTAAACCTCTTTCTACTAATGCTTGATAGTTCTTAATCTTTGGACGTTTTGGTCCACCCTGAACTATTTTAGGGCGGATGTGCACAATATAGCTATCAGCCACGTCTTCTTCAAATGAACTCTTATTCCATTTATCTTTTTCTAAGTATGTATGTTCATTAATAGGTAAATTTGCTGACACCGCACATGCATGCATAATGCCTTCGTCTTCATAGCTACCAGTAAATGAAGTAAGCATATATTGAGTTATTTGTTCTCGGAGTAAAATTCGATGTTCTCTATCGAACTTATATATTGAACCACCCCAATATGGAAATTTAGGATTTCCCAACAACGGAAAATTTCTTGCAAGGTTAACAACTAACGTCTCCTGTATATTGTAATGTCTACCCATTCCCTTTTCTTCGAATATATTTTTAGTAAGATTGGTTCGGGTAAACATATCTGCATCCATCATAACCACCGTGTCATATGAATCGAATTGTTTATCTAACATAATAAGTTTTTGACATGGAGCAGTTAATCCTTTTTGAAAACATTCTCCTGTCATTAGTCGATGGTCAGCGCCAACTTTATCTGCATATGCTTTTATATTCTCAACGCTTAAACGGGTAAGCTTATCACTTGGACCAGACCAATGCTGGAGGATAATATTATTTCCCGACGACATTCATAAGCTCCTTAACATTTTCACCCCGATCAGGTAACTTATCTTTTAAGAAGAAATGCACAAAGTAACATTCTTTTAGTGCTTCTGGAGTAATGCCAGTATATAGGCCATTCCATCTCCAGTCCATACGATCAAGATCCATTCGCTCTTTTCGGATCCACCAGTTTAAAAGTGTCTGATCTGTAGACCATTTCCATGTTCCTAGACCATCTACAAACGGTTTAAATTCAGGACGATTAATAAATTGTTCAGGCGTATTACCTTTTAAATAAGGCTTAAGCTTTTTATTAAATACCATTACGCCCATGTTCATAAATTCCCATCCAAGTTTATTTCTTGGACCCATAAGCTTTTCACCGAATGACTCATATTGCATACGAGAGTAGTTGGCAATCTTTGCACCGTATTCAGGTGTAACAGGCATATCCCGCTCGTTTACTGCACCAAATGTTTTAGCGTCATTAAAGGCTTCAAAGATACTTGGTGCATCTTCGCGCACGTACACGTCACCATCAATGATTGCTATATTGTCATAGCTATCTAAATACTCGAAAGCATTTTCTTTTTCATAGATTGGCAGCGGTAGGGCTCGAGCTTGGCATTCTTTTGACCGATTAGAAGTAAATGGGTCAGGACGAATCCAAAGCTTTGGCTGTTTAAGAACAACATGATCTGCACCAATACGGTCGGCATACGCCTTAACCGATGCAATGCAATGGTCGTAGAGTTTTGACTTTTTCCCTACATATACCTGATAAATTAAATTCTTCATGTTATTATATATTAACTTTTTATAATAACGTTGGCAAGCTCAATCGCTTTAAGACGATCCGCTTTGCGCATACGACGTTTATAGCTTCCATTTAGAAAGCTTTCTAAATTACTAATTGTTCCATCCGTACCGGTAATAGATTCCCATTCGGTACGGTAGGTTCAGATAGTGAAAATGTTCATGTAAGATACTCGTATATTGATTTCCAAGATTTGTGAACTGGAATGTCATGACCGAAGTCTGTGTTCCAGGGGTGTTCTACCAGTAGTGCATCTAAGCCAAGTTCTTTACCTAGCAAAGCATTTTCTGGTTTATCTTCGATCCAGGTAAGTCCTGAGTCCCGATATTTTTCCAATAAATCATTTTTATCGGCACCGCATGCTGTAAACTCATAACCTACAAAAGCGGTTTTACCAAATAGATTTTGAGTATTTTTAATACGTAAAGCTTGAGCATGTGGATCATCACTCATAGATGTAACCATCTGAAATACGTATCCATGTTTTTCATGTAGTTCTCGAACAACGTGTATAGCATCTCGTAATGGGGGTAGATGTTCTACCCAAGCAGAATCATTAAATGCGACACAGTATCGAAAGGCTTCAGGTTTAGTAAGATTGAACCTTTTAGCCATATCATATTCACGACTTGTGGATACCATTCCATGGCGTTGTTCCATCCACTGTAGGAAGCTATATTCCCAATTCATTAGTACCCCATCACAATCGGTGAGGATTAGTCTATCATTTTTATATTTCATATTATATTCCTTATTAGTTGATAGCATTATACCACAAAGTAATAGGCTTGTAAACCCCCTAATTCACTTTATTTGCACTTTTTTAGAATCTTTTTGACTGAACCAATTCTTTGGTCATTATATAATCACGAACAAATCCTGAACGAACAATGTCTGCCCATTCGAATTCCACTACACGGAAATCTGACATAAGTTCTAAGATAGAAAGAAACTGCATAAGGCCCGCTTTTTCGTCATCAAAGCGGAAGTCGGACTGTTTATAGTCACCGCATAGAATAATCTTACAGTCGTTACCTACACGAGTAATAACAGAGTCAAGCTCATGGAAGTTTAAGTTCTGCATTTCGTCGACAATAATAATAGTTTGATCGAATGTGGTACCACGAATGTAAGAAGTTGTTTCAAAGTGAATTTTACCCGTTGTAGTAAGTTTACCCCACGCGCCTTCGTAACCAAAAATCTGTTCACATAATTGCTTATAGGGAAGCTTATACGGTTCTTCTTTTTCTTCTTTTGTTCCAGGTAGGTGTCCTGGATCACGGGTTGATACCATAGAACGTAAAATCATTACTTTGCGGTAACGGTCATCAGTAAGTAATGACTGTAGAGCAAAGTTCATTGCCATAAACGTTTTACCGGTTCCTGCCGAACCTGCTAATACAAGGTTCTTATTATCAGCCCAAGCATCGAATGCCTTTTGCTGATTAGGGGTCATCGGTTTAACTGGTTCTAATTCTTCGGATGAAACCAGGTGGGAAGAGTTATTTTGTTTTGCCATTTTTAATACCACTATGTGTTTACTGAATTGCCGCGACCGGAACCTTTTTTAATTCGGCCTAAGAGATCTTGCCAGTTTGTACCCGCTGCCTTGAGCGTACCACCGACTCCGCCAACAATTTTTGGGGAGGAGAGCTTTTGGACAAGGTTGCTGTCTTCGGCGAGCGCTTCTTGGAGTTCTTCCCAAGAGCAGACGATGTCGACCTCTTCTTCGGTTTGTTTGTTTTTGATTGTGTATTGAGGCATAGTTTTTTCCATTTCTCCCATTCTTCTTTTACATTATATCTATACATTATATTCCAGCGCGATGATAAAGAAGACCATAGCTGTATATACAATACGTCGCTTTTAGTATTTGAGTTAGTAACTAATCTTAGGCGTGTGCCAGGGTTTTCAGATGTGCCATACTTTATTTCGTCCAGCACATCATAGCTTTCTTCTTGAAATAATTGTTTAACTTCTGCTTTTTTACGCGGCACGCTTAAACCAATCTGGTGTATCCCGTTTAGACCAATCCATAGCAAAACGTTCCTGCTTTGTCATATAGAATTTTTGATATGAACCTACCGGATCAGAAGGGTCATTACATTCTGGTGCTGCACCCATTGCAAGTTTAAACGGAGTAAGGCCAATATGAGGAATGTTAGTAGGAGGAACAGATAAAGCATCCTGTAGATCTACCCATGACTTATGCTGTTTGCCATAACGATATGTAAATTCCGTAGACAAAGCTTCGAAGTGATCGTAATGCCAGATGTAGTTTTGGATTGATTCCATAGACCATACCGTACAAGGGTGACCTACGTGGACGGCTTTATATAAAATGTCGTCCATAGCTTTGTTTTCCAAAGTCCAATGCTTGACCATAGTCTTGCCGGATTTGGATGGCGCTTTACCTAATGAGCCGTCGCATACGCGATGCACAGTAGATAGCATTTGAGCTGATTCCAGAACCATTTTAACCACGTGCTTGTCGCACTGTAGCTGAGCAGCTTTAACGGGGTTTTCGTCGAGTATAAAAATATTCATGAGATAGTCCTTTATTCGTCGAGTGAAGCTATACCTAGTGCAGTTCCGCCGCATATTGTTGCAGCAACAATTGCGCCACCTTTTGCGCCAGCAGCTGCTAAAAATGGTGCACCTGCAAAGCCTGTACCACCTGTTACTACGCCTGCGCCTATGCCTGATATCCAACCGGCTGCAGCGCCAATAACTGCGCCAACTGCTGCGCAAGAACCTGCAGCAGCTACTGTTACTACGCCATCAACTGCATCTACGTTTTTAAGAGAAGCTGCTTGTACCGAGCTAGTAGAAATAGTAAGAGCTGCAGCGATTATTAATAAATTTTTCATAATGTAAGTTCCTTTGTTTGTTTATGTGATTACTATACCGTATTACAAACGGGATGTAAACCCCCTAAATAAAAAAAGTGGGAATAAGTTTCCCTATTCCCACTTGTAAGCTCCTGTTAATTAATATTACCTGAAATCCCAGTAAGATACTCTTCCAAGTATTTACCTTTGCGTTCGACCTTTTTCGCGGTTTCCGTTCGTCCTTCTAATTTCAGTTGGGATGCATGTGCCATTATAGCGTTAAGATCCTGCTGCAGACGTTCGATTTGAATAGCGACCATAAGATTACTCCTGGATATAGTTTTAGGTTAAAATTACATAATATTAAGAACTCACTAATTTTGGAAACGCAGCGTTAACTAGATTAGCAGTAATACCACCGCCAATCTTTTCTTTGTTAATCATCTGCACAACCAATTCTGCGTCTCTTGGATGAATAGACTCCAAAAGCTCAATAAACATACGTTCGCGTTTATATACGTTCATGTTTTTTGTAGCTGGATTCCCTTTTACAAAGTATTTAAACAGAACGTTCTTTTTTAATAGATTAGAGGGAATGCCATATTCTTCATTAGCCTCATACGGGGGTTTGCCGCCAGGTAATTCCCATTGAATTTTCGGATCTAAAGTTCCTTTTAGAACATCACGTAGTGCCCAAGAATCATTCTTTTGCAAGATTTCGATTTTTTCTTTTTTAGTCTTAGCAGCTTTTACTTTATCGATAATCTCAAATATCATTAGCTTCATTAGCTTCATTAGTTTATAAACTCCATTACATCTTCTAATAGTCTACGACAATTCTTAGCTACAAGATAAGGAAAGACCTTAGCTTTGTTAGGAGTATCATAGCTTTCAAAACTATTTATGATTTCATTACGCACCGATTCCGGACATTTAGTATTTTCAGTAAGATTAATCATAGCAACATTGCGCTGATAATTACGATAGACGTCTTCGCCTAAAGCTTTAGGATCATCGAGGAGCGCTGCTTTTTTCTTAGCAGATAATACTGTCTGACGTTTGTCAGGATTAATAAGAGCATCGTCATCTGATAAGCAGTTTGGAACGCCATCGCCACCGCAGCCACGAATAAAGTGTTCCGCTTGATATAAGCGAGGGTTATCATTCTTAACCATTTTCTTAGTAACGGTAGAGAATTGTTTAACGTTGTCATATTTTTGTAACTGGATAAAGTCGTGATCAGCTGAAACGATCATAACGTCTTCCCAGTTGCCGAATGTTTGGGTATGCATAACGATCTCTGCAATAGCATCATCTGCCTCGCATCCCCATTGATGGATAACCTTATATGGCATATTTTCTTTTACTTCATCTAGTACGGTAGTAATAGTTTCCCATGCTGTTGACCAGTCTATAGGAGAAGCATCACGATTAGTTTTGCGTTTACCTTTATACTCAGGATAAACGTCTTTACGCCAGTTACCGCCGCCATCTGCTACGATTACTAGTTCGCCATACTTCTTAAACTTTTGTCTGTACATCCGCAAACTATTTAGCACCATATGTCGGAAGAGATCTACGTCATCTACTGCCACATATTTCTGTGCGATCGGGGCGATTGCGATGCCCGAGAAATCTACTATAATCATAATATATCCTTGTTGTTACTATACTATAATACCATAAGCGGGATGGGATGTAAACCCCCTATTTCACCTTATTTGAAATTAGCCTAATAGCATAGTTTTTTGATTCCATGCTTGTTCAAATCCGTCTTCGCGATATACCATTTCGTGGTTACCCCACATACGTTGAAAGTAAGATTCTTTTATAGCTAGAATTTCAGAATCTGTCCACCCATCAGGAATCAATTGTCCCTTTACTATCCAAAATAGTCGGTTGGCTTCCTTGCGCTCTGTTAACGTCATCATATTTCTCCTTCACTCTTTTTACATGGCTTCTATGAATACGGCAATTAATAATCCCGTTCATATAGCGATCATCTAAAAGAACGTTTCGCTCGAACTGAATTTTTGCTTCCATATATCCTAATTCACCTTTAGTCTTACCAAAGTATAGAATCTCTCTATGGAAGTTTTCTTCACCATGTTCTTTTAGTAGTTGTTTTACTAATTCACTTGAACCGTAATACTTTTTCCAGTCTGATTCAATGATCGACCGTCTTTTCAGTTTCTTACCCTTAAGAGGCGGTAAAGTCTTTTTAGACCAAAACTGTTTTTTACCTATATACATTTTTTGAGTGGATAGGTCAGTAATCACATAGATATAACCCATCCACTCTTTCATTTCTTCTTCAGAGGGTTCGTAGACTTCGCCTTTATAATACCAGCTCAATCCCAGACCTCTTCTTCAGATGCACTATAAATTTCT